GGATGTTTCCTCATAAGGGATTGGAACCAGTAAGTGGTCCAAAATATATTATAAGCACGTATCTTCACTATAAATGATGGAAAGGGTTGAAACTACGATTATTAGGAGTCTCGCATTTAATGAGGAGTACTCCCGCAAAGTTCTGCCTTTTATCAGAACAGAATATTTCACGGATTATACTGAGAAGATAGTATTTGAGGAAATCTGTCAGTTTATCTTTAAGTATAATAAACTTCCAAATAATGAAATTTTGAAAGTTGAAATTGATAATCGCACAGATTTAAATGAGAATACTTATAAAGAGGTTACTGAGTATATCAGTAATCTGGATAGTTCCAAATTAGATGTTCAGTGGTTATGCGATACTACAGAGAAATGGTGTAGAGATAAGGCTATATACTTAGCTCTGATGGAATCCATTTCTATCGTAGATGGTAAGGACTCTAAGAAAACCAAGGATGCAATTCCTTCAATTCTTTCTGATGCTCTTGCAGTCAGTTTTGATACGAATGTAGGTCACGATTATCTTCACGATTATGAAGAACGATACAACTTCTACCATCAAACTGAAGAGAAAATTCCTTTTGACTTGGCATTCTTCAACAAGATCACAAAGGGTGGTATTCCTAATAAGACTCTCAACATTGCTCTTGCAGGTACTGGTGTGGGTAAGTCACTCTTTATGTGTCATTTTGCCAGTGCTTGTTTGTTACAAAATAAGAACGTTCTGTATATTACGATGGAGATGGCTGAAGAAAGGATTGCGGAACGTATTGACGCAAATCTTTTGAATGTGAATATTCAGGAGATTATTAATCTTCCTCGTCAGATGTTTGATACTAAAGTATCCAGTATTGCAAAGAAAACTCAAGGTACTCTTATAATTAAAGAGTATCCAACTGCATCTGCTCATAGTGGACACTTTAAATCACTTCTTAATGAACTTGCACTTAAGAAGTCATTCAAACCTGATATTATTTTCATTGACTACCTTAATATTTGTGCTTCCTCTAGGTATAAAGGAAATATGTCTGTCAACTCTTATTCATATATCAAAGCGATTGCTGAAGAACTTAGAGGTTTGGCAGTGGAGTTCAACTTACCCATTGTATCCGCTACCCAGACTACTCGTAGTGGTTATGGTAGTTCTGATGTTGAACTTACTGATACTTCTGAATCCTTTGGTCTCCCTGCTACTGCTGATCTTATGTTTGCCCTTATTAGTACAGAAGAGCTTGAAGAGTTGGGACAGATTATGGTGAAACAATTGAAGAACCGTTATAATGATCCAACGATTAATAAAAGATTTGTGGTTGGAATTGACAGAGCAAAGATGCGTCTTTATGATGTTGAACAGAGTGCTCAATCCGATATTCTTGACAGTGGACAAGATGAGGAGTATACTTATGAGGAAAAGAAAACGGGACCAAAAAAATCATTTGAGGGATTTAAATTCTGATGACTAAAAGTATTGACTTTAAAAAATATACACAATTTGTAGATGCAGTGACTTCCGATGCATCTAAAGATTTTCTTGCTCTTTCTGACCGTATGGTTGCATTGGATGAGAAAGGTGCAAATATTGAACGACTTTTGACTGCTGGTGTTGGTATCAATGCAGAAGGTGGTGAGTTCCTTGAGATTATTAAGAAAATGATTTTCCAAGGTAAACCATTTAATGAAGATAATCGTCATCATATGATTATTGAACTCGGAGACATTATGTGGTATGTTGCACAAGCATGTATGGCACTTGGAGTCAGTATTGATGAAGTGATCGCAGGAAATGTAACTAAACTTGAGAAACGTTATCCCGGTGGTTCTTTTGATCCTTACTACTCGGAGAACCGAGCAGAAGACGATCTCTAAGTCCAAACCCTTCCGTTAGGAAGGGTTTTTTAATACGTATTTGGAATCATTGAATAGAATGTTTGCAATTAAATAATAATAAATACCTATATGATAGGATACTTGCAATCTAATATAAATGAAAAGTTTTAACCAATTCTTTACGGAAGCTCTAGAGACTTCTGCATCTGCAGAAGCGAAAAGACTTGGTTTGACTGGAGACGGTCACGGCGGATGGTATGATAAGAACGGTGAGTTCACTGCGAAGACGGTTGGTGGAAAATTAAAATTTTATAACAAGAATCAAATTGTAGGGCAAAAAGATCCATCTTCAAAACCAACAGTTTCTGCACCTCCCACACAAGTAACTGCACCACAAGCTGTTGCTGCAGGTGCTCAGCAACAAGCAATGGCGCAACAACAAGCAACTGCACAACAACAAGCACCAATTGCTGCATCTCAACCACAAGCATCGGCACAACCACAAGTACCAGTTGCAGCACCTCAACGACAAGCAGCACAAGTATCTGTTCCTCCAGAGGAACAGATACCTGCAGATCAGGCGCAACAAGAACCTCAATATAATGGAGTAGTCGTAGTATTTGGTAGATTTAATCCACCAACAGTTGGTCACGAAAAACTTCTAAAGAAAGCAGCAAAAGAAGCAGATAAGAGGGGATATCAGTTAAGAATTTATCCAAGTAGAAGTCACGATCCAAAGAAAAATCCATTGGATCCTACGACAAAGATTTCTTATATGCGTCAAATGTTCCCTGATTATGCAGACAATATTATTGATGATAAATCTGCAAGAACAATCTTTAATGTATTGGTAGGTGCAAATCAAGAGGGTGCAACCAATATGGTTATGGTAGTTGGTGCTGATAGATTATCCGAATTTCAAGGATTAAGTCATAAGTATAATGGTGATCTTTATAATTATGATGATCTTGAAGTAGTATCTGCTGGTGAACGTGACCCAGATTCTGATGATGTTTCTGGAATGTCTGCATCTAAAATGAGAGTTGCAGCAGCGGAAGGAGATTTTCTAAAATTTGCAAAAGGTATTCCAAATACTTTAGGTAATATGGAAAAAATGGAACTCTATAATGCTGTCAGAAGAAGTATGGGTATTACTGAAAACACTGAACTCTGGGAAGTTGCTCCTAAGTTTGATGCAGAAGGACTTAGAGATGCATATATTTCGGAAGAGATTTATAGAATTGGATCATTTGTTGAAAATATGAATACTGGTTTGAGTGGGCAGATTATTCGTAGAGGAACAAATTACGTTATTTGTGTGACAGAAGAAGATGTAATGTTCAAATCTTGGTTAAAAGATCTTGTTGAATACGAGTAATAAAAAGAATAAATAACTCTTAGTAGGATACTCGTAAAAACTAATGGATACTTGGGAAAGGTTTTCGCGTGCTCTTGAGGAAGCAAAAAGAGTAAAGGAATCATGTGGTTGCGAGGAAGGATGTGGTTGTGAGAAATGTAATGTTAATAATACCAAGTCAAAGAAAAAGACTCCAAGTCTTAATGCAATTAATACGGATATCAATAATGCAAAGAATAAACTAAGATCTATGGGACTTAAAATGTCTCAGGAACTAGAAGGGGAATTGGTTGATGAAAAAGTAGTAAATCCTTATGCCGTTGGCATGGCAGCAGCAATGAAGTCAACCGGAGATAAACCACCATTAAAAAAATCTACTATTATAAAAGCACATGAAATTGCTAAAAAAGTAGAAGCTAAGGAAGAACTTTCTTTAGTTGATAAAATGATTGCAGAGTTTGGTATCAATTCAGAGGATTTAACTGAAGCTCCTAAGGATACTATTTCTGGTGGAACTTCAAAATCTAAAAAGTATAAAACTCAAGCAAAAGGTGTAAGAGCTGCACAAATGGGTAGTGCTGCAATGAGTGGTGATATGGGAGAAGTTCAGAGATTGGGTCACACAAAAACAACAGTCAAGAAAAAGAAAACTCCCAAACCTTCTCAAGAACCACAAGAACAAGAAAACACTTCCGAAACCTCAACTAAAAAATCAAAATCTGGTAGAGGTATGTCAGCAAAAACTGCGGCTGAAAGAGCAGCAGCAATTAGAGCTGCAGCAAGAACAAAATCAAAACAGATAGAGGCAAAAGCTAGACTTGCTGCTGAAAAAGAAAAAACAGCCAGACAGGAAGCAAGATTTAAGAGATCTGATGCACAAAAAGCTGAACGTGCAAAACAATCAGCTGGTGATGCTGCTGTAAATGCTTATAAAGAAAAAACTCAGAAACGAAGACAAAATAGAGCTGAGTTAATGAAAGCCTTACATGGTTCTGGCGCAACAGCAACTTCAAAGCAAACTGATTTGGATGTTTTGGGTGCAATGGGATCTAATATTGGTTCTGCTGTTAAAGGTCTTGTTGGTTATGGAATTAAACGTTATCAACAAAACAAAGATGAACGTAATATTGCAAAACTAAGAAAAGATGCTGAAACTAAAGCATCAGAATCCCAATCAGGAAGTCCTGAGAGTTCTGATTCTCCAAAAACACCAAAAGCATTGAAAGCATCAAAAGCAGAAACACCAACAGATTCAAAAATTGTTCCAGTATCCGTTAAGGACGTAACTCCAAAATCTCTTCCTATGGGAATTGATAAGAGAAAGATGCTTCCTCCTTCAACTCAAGGATCAACAAGAATTGGTCAACCAGCAAAAAGAATTGGCCAACCAGCACCAGAAAGACCATCACTTCCTATGTCACTTGATAAGAGGAAGATGCTTCCTCCTTCAACTCA